AGTTAGAAGTTGTACCCTTGACAACTAGCGCTGGGCGGCGTAGTACGTTCAAGAAGTTTGACTCTGAATCCAAGTCAATTGCTTCACCTTTAGGATCACGGAATGACCACAAGTAAGCACGTTCAGCCATTGTGTTAGCGAAATCTAACTTGTTGGCAGGGCCGTAGTAAGTAACGAACGTATCGGTTGTGCCGACAGGTACGAATACAACTTCACCAGCAGGGATTAGACGTTGACCAGCTAGGACGGTACGAACTTCAACGAAGCGGATACCAGCATAGATGAACTCACGATACAAGCCAGCACCACCAGCACGGCTACGTAGGACTTCTTGACCTGCAGTAGCGCTGTAGTAGCGATAAGCGTCTTGAATCTTAGCGTGACCGATTAGTTTGGCGAACCACTCAGGAGAACAGTAAGCAACAACACCGGAGATAACATCACCAGTATTAGCATTGTCTTGCATAGCAGCAATAACTGCTTCTGCTTTACCAACTACGTCAGTGGTGCTAGTACCAAGAACGAAGTCAACAGAGGTTTGAGTAACACCAGTCTGGGTGAAGAAGTTACCAGCGATAGTACCATTGGGTGCGTAAGCATTGCCAGTGGTCAAGGTGCTGAAACGAGCTACTTCAAGAGTAATGTCGAAGTTACGACGAATGCGTTCCATCTTACGAGCCATTACAGCGGCTTCGGTCTCAGCGGTATCTTGTGAACCGTAAGCACGTTTGCCCTGTACATCTTGAGGTAGAATCTTGTCAGCTACAGCAAAGTGAGGGATAGCGTAGGAGTGAATCTTACGGTTGTCATCTTTGTTTGCAAGAGGCTTGGAACCACGGTACACGTCACCGATTAGACCGAGTGAAGAACTTGTCTCTTCAAAGGTTACAGTGTGGGTAGAAAGCATCTCTTCAGAGAAGAGACCTACATCACCTAGAAGCGTCCAGCTATTAGGGATGATTGCGAGTTCTTGGGAGTAATCTACGACTTCAAAAGCGTTAGCATAACTGCGGATAATAGGCATGATTTGTAATCCTTAAAATTTATTATTGTTAAGCTGTACTACTGATTAAACAGCAGTAAGAACTTGAATACCCTTGGCTTCTAGGGCAGCAGCTACATCAGCAGCAGCAAGAGCGCCTAGTACTAAACCAAAAGCACTTACAGTAGCAGGGCCACGGAACATGGTTAGAACCTTAGTATTGGTATTGAGAGGAGCAACAGCACCTTCCATTACGATACCAACGATGTCAGCAGCAGTGGCTGGAACAACACCAGCAGCACCAACTAGTTGACCTTGTACGAAAGTAGCAGCAGCACCGTTGTAGGTGGCTACTTGACGGCAATAAGCCATGTCAGGGAATAACTCGCCTTTAACGAGTTGGCTTAGACGTGCGCTATCAGTTGCGATAATCATTTATATTTCTCCAATTACTTATTAATTAATTACTTAGCTTGAAACTTTGCTTTTAGCATTCGTTCCAGTGGGGATACTTCAGGTGCTACCTCGGTCTCAATGCTTGCGCCTTTTTCGACGAACATTTCGGAGGTTTCAACAGTAAGCATCATTGCTTGAATAGCTGACATAAATGCACTGAAATCATCTTCTGATTCCAATGATAGAGCAGCTTTAGCAATAGCTTTTGTACGGGCTTCATCCTTTACTATAGCGAGGACTTTCTCAGTCTTAGCTTTAGCAATGGCTTCTTTTTTCTCAGCTTCAAATTGAGTAACTTGTGCAAGAGCTTTTTCCAAAAGAACACGTTGGTCTTCTAGAGCTTTCTCAATTGCGACAAATTGGCTCTTTTCGACAACTTCGACTTCTTTCTGAATTACTTCAGATTGCTGAGTCTTATCAGTCATTGATTTCTCCAATTCTTGTTTAACAACAGAGGGTGATACCTCCACTTCTTTAACCTCGCATGCGGGTGAGGTATCTTCCACTTCTACTTTAGTAACTGCCTTAGCAGTAACTTCGGTAGTTGTCTTAGATTCTTTTGCAGCTTTCTCAATTTCAACGAATGCTTTTTCAATTCGTTCTTGATCATTGAGCATAGCTAAATATTCATTTTCATCTAGTTCTGAAAGAACTTCTGATAGGTTATCTGATTCATGAGCAGATTTTAAGATTTCAAAAACTTCTAGTCTGGACTGAATATAGTCCTCGTAATCATAATTAGATACGACTTCTTGGTCAGGTGCTTCAGGCTTTTCATAACCCATCATACGGGCTAGGATTTCTGCATCAGTTCCATATACGGAAAAGAATCGCTGAAGGAACTCTGGAAGCTCCATAGTTACTTTGACTTGCTGCATCTTTTTCACGAACTCTTCACTAAATTTATTAGCCTTGAGTACAAGTGTGTAATCAGCGCCAGAAGCTGGCCCACCTTGTTGCTTTGATACAAGAGCGATGTGTGAACCTTCACCACCGAAATCAATATCACTAAGTTTACGTTTAGGTTTACGTTTTGTTTTTTGTTCCATATCACTCCAGTAGTTTGTTACTTTTTAAGAGAATATCTTTGCTATTCGGCATCTGTATTCTCTGTATCTTCTGTGTTTTCTACACTTGCTAAAGCTCCGATTGAAATACCTGTGATTTCATCTTCTTTAATCATTTGCCATACATTGTCATCATGCACTTGTAGCGTAACTAACCAAGTTGATTTCTTTACGAATTGGCTATTTAAGATCATATCGCAAGGTGCTAAATAGGACTCTATAATACTGAATGTTTCAGTCATAGTCATGTGGAAAAGATTCGCTCTCATCATTGACTTATTAAAGGATTCCTTTGCCTTACGAACTTCTTGCTCAGATGTATAATCACCGTGCAGGTCAGTATGATCAGGCAGCATTGCAACATAAGTTACTTGCTTTAATTCTTCATCGACTGCTTTTGTAATTGCCAGAACTATACCCGGTAGGTTATCCTCTGCATTTACTTCCTCGTCTGTAATATCTTTTTTGTAACTCTTTAGGATGTCTTCTTGCTTCAGGATTCTTCTAGCGAATGCTAATCCAGCAGAGCCACCCCAGAGTAACCAAGCAATAGTTCCTGCAGTTGGCCCACCATCAGGTAGCCTTTTCTTAGGGTCGTAATTCTTCTCGTGTCTACTGAAAAAGGCATACATCCTCTTAACAGTATCTAAGCTTAAGTTACCATTTATGATATCTCTAGCACGAGCTACACCTGAGCCTACACCCTCTGCTTTAGCTTGAGAAGCATCTAATCCACCACGTCCATATTTCTCACGTAATGCCAAGCCTCTTTTAGCGTTATTCTGCATTGCATCCGTGGGAGCAAAGCTTTTAGCTTTATTGATTTGTTGCATAATTCCCTATCTAATACATCCTAAGTGTATTGTTTCATAATATAAAATATGACTATCTTACAATAATATCATTTGATAATCACTTTGTCAAGTCAATACTACTAACAGGATAAAATGCTGTACTATCTTTCAAAGCAGTAAATACTTCCAATAATCCAGTTGTCTGAATGGTTAAGGTATTTATCGCCATTTCAATAGTCACTATATTTTCTCCTGCTTGAACTAGTTGTTCTAGTATTTTCTGAGTTTGTTTCTTATCCATCTAAGCTCCAATTCCTATTGTTTTACCATCCCAAGAATACAGTGTATTACCTGAGTTAGTATTCCATACAAAACCAGAAACAAGACCATTAACTGGCACGGTCAGAAATTGAATTGCTGAAGGTGATCCCACTTTCCCGTATATTGCCTCCTGTGTTGGCTGCATAGACATGAAATAAATACTACCTATATTACGTTTAACTAAAGTTTCATCAGTAATATTGCATGATTCAGCAAATGCAAATACTAGGCTTCCTGCCTTTATTGTCACCACATCCCCTGCGGCTCCTGCGCTAACTTGCATCTTACAGTTAATCCAGTCAGCGGGATTACCAATAATTACCCGTGCAGAATAAATAGTTGTGGACTCTGAGGGAACAGCGGGTTGATTAGCTGGGGCAAATTGAATAAGTACCGTGACACCATCTGCTTTAGTTATACGAAGAGTTCTAACTGCAGCCCCTACAGCATTCTGCACCGTTACTTTAACAATCATGAACTGTCCAGCTACTACTACGGGGGAGAGTGTACCTAGTGCTGCCTGATAGTAAGATGGGTTAATCGAGGGGCAAGTTGTAGACACATCCACTAGCGG